CGCTAGTAAAGATTTTAAAAGAGCTATCGATACTTTATTGGGCCGTTATGGAAAAAAGACCAAAATTTTCAGTAATCGCGATTCAGTTGAAATGTTTGAAAGCCTCAAAAAAGGTTTCAATAAATTTTCAAAGTATCCTATTGGTTCTGATGATTTTATTAAAGCTTGCACAATCACTGACGAAGACTGGTTACGACATTACACCGATTATATTATAGCTTTAGACAAGAAGAGGATTCAGTATAAAGACATCGATGCTGGTTTTGCTGATTTTGCATTGAAGAATGGACCAACAGCCATCAAATATTTCATGAAGAAACAGGACAAATTTGATTCAACCGAAAAATTTGCTTTTCGTGAAAAATTAGGTCAAGGTATAAATGCATGGTCTAAAGTAATGAACATCCTTTATTGTGCTTTTGTTAGAGCTTTCAGTGAAAAAATTAGAACAGTGTTGCTTGATGAAGTTGTTTATGCCAACGGATCCCCTGATCAGATCATCTCAAATAATATCGCTGAGAAAATACACAAGAGTAGTGTCGTAAGAAAACGTTTACCCTCGTTTGCTGTCAATGATTTTACTGAATTTGATGCAAGTCAAAGCGCTCCGACAATTCTTTTAGATTGTTGTTGGCTCGAATGTAGTGGAGTTAACGCCGATTTTGTTGAGTTGTATAGAGAACACCGCACTACATGGACAACAACTTATAATTCTTACGCACGTTTTGATGGTTTATTTAAAAAACAATCGGGAGAGCCGGGAACCCTGGATTTTAATACTATGTTGAATATCGCTTTATCTGGTTTGTTATTTCGTTTTGATGGTTTAGTCAATCTTTCAGTGAAGGGCGATGACAATTTGTTCGCTGCTGAGAATATTGAATTTTCTGATGAAGGTGTTGAAATATTGTCTAAACTTGGTTTTGTTCCTAAAGCTTCTCTCACTGATTTTCCTGAGTTTACGGGTATTTTTATTACCGAATACGGTGGTTACCCTGATTTGTTTCGTTTAGTTAGTAAAGTTTGTAGTAAAATTTATGAGAGTGAAGAGCAGTTTGAGGAAATGAAGCTAGCTGTTCATGATCGTTTGATGACGATTGATTGTGTAACAAACCAACGGCTTGGCCGACAAATGCTCC